TATTGGAGGAATGGGTTTAGGTGGACTTAAATCTAATCTTGATAAAATTGCATCTAAACTACCTGACCTTGGCACTATTGTTGCAAAATTCCAAGGAAAAGACGCAGAGCAAAAATCGGCATCGCAGATTGCAACTACACCAAGTGATGGTTCAACACCTGCACCTGCTGCAACAGATACACCTGCACCAGCAGCGAGTGTGAATATAGACACAGTTGCTGGAGCATCTAGGGAACAAAGTGAAGGCACAAAAATTTCTGGTGATCTTGGTAGATTCTTATATAAAGAATTAAGTTCCCCTAGAGATTTCCAAGCAGTTACTGAGCATCCAGATTTTGGTGGATCATTTAGAAGATCCTATGATTCTTATCATAATTATGATCGTGCTATTGATATTGGAGTATATCCTCATGAGCAACCAAAAATTCTAGAGGCAATCAAGAAATTTAACGAGATAAATGGAGTTAGTCCTGTTGAATTACTTCATGCTGGAAATGATCCCGGTGGTGGTCACGATGATCACGTTCATATAGCATATGAGGGTGGTGGATATGTAGGTGGTAAGTATAATATGAAGTCACTTGAAAGACGTGCATCATATGAGGGTGGAGAACAAATGATTGACATTCCTATTCCCACACCACAACAACCAACCATTACTTCAGAACCAGAACTCATTCCATCTGGAACTGCTTCATTCTCTGCTGAGTTTAAAGATGACTTTGAATTCCTTGAGTTCCAGGGTTAAATAGTGTAGAGGTAATAAAAAATGACAGCAAACGTAGGAAAGGCAGCAGAAGCAGGTTTTATTAAGGAGATTTCTATCTCTTCAAATGCTGGGGAAAAGGCAGTTAGTCTCCAGGGAGGATTCTTTGAACTTAAATATTATGAAAGTATCATGGCTAATACTGTTAAAGCAACTTTAATCTATACTGACTCCGGTGATACAATTGATGGTAAAACTGCTAGATCAGGTCTTCCTATTGTAACAACTGAGATGGTCACACTTAAGTTTGAGGACAATAATAAAAATACTCTTGAGTTTAGTGAGAAAAAAAATAATGAATTGTACGTAAAAAAAGTAACTCCATTAGTAGAGGATACCAGAAGCGAAACAGTTGGACTGACTCTTGTATCTGCAGAAGACTTAACAAATACAAAGGTTAATCTAAAAAATAGATTTGATGGTAAAATATCTGAGTCCGTCAATCGTATTTTGACTGAAGGAAACTTCAAAGGTCTTGGCACTAAAAAGAAAGTTGATATTGAATCTACCACCAACTCTCTTAATAAAATTCCTAATAACAAACATCCATTTTACTGGTTGAATAAGTTCTCATCTCAGGCAGTATCTGAAACCACACAAAAATTGGGTGAAAGTGCTGGATATTTTTTCTTTGAAACTTCTGAAGGGTTTTTCTTTAAATCAATTGACTCTCTTTTAGATCAAAAACCTAAAAAGTCTTTTGTTTATAATGAAACACCCGATTCAAGAGGAACTGATGTGCCAGAGTCTTATGATGGTAAGGCACTTGATATGCAAAGTGATAATAGAATTGACGCTGTGCAGAAAAGTAAGATGGGAACAAACAGCAATAGAATAGTAACCTTTGATCCTTTTACAACTTACTACGAGGTTTCAAAATTTAAGTCACAAGATTTTGAACAAGGATATAAAAAGGCAGGTAAAAATCTACCTAAACTAAACACTAAGTTTGAAAATCCAGATGTAAATGAGGAATATTCAAGAACCACTTACTATATCCTAGATACTGGCACTTTACCTACAGGTAATGACACAAAAGAACAGATCAAAAAATCATCAGATCAAAACTTTGAAGTTGCCAAAATCAGTAATCAGTCTATGATGAGATATAATTTGTTGTTCTCTCAGCAAATTACTCTGACAATTCCTGCTGATCTATCACTCCACGCGGGTGATGCCATCTTTGTTGACACACCAGAAATTAAAGATAATAAAAATGATACGGTTGACCGTCAACAAGGTGGACTATATATTATATCAGACCTTTGTCATTATATCGCCTCAAATAAATCTCTAACCAAAATGAATCTCGTCAGAGAATCGTTTGGTAGAAAACCAAAATCAAGTAACTAAACATGGAAAGTATAGAGAAGCACATCGAGAAGGACAAAGAAATTCTTCAAGACCCTACAACTAATCCTCAAATGCGCCGACATATTGAGGGTGAACTGCATGAGCTAGAGGAATATGTAGAGCATCATAAGAAAGAAATTGATAATGGTGATCATCACGATCCAACATACTTAGAACTTTACTGTGATCAGAATCCATCTGAACCAGAATGCTTGATTTATGACGACTGATGGAAGGAGGATCTTTATTTAACCCAGGATTTTTAGGTTCCAGTTTTCTCTGGTGGATAGGTCAGATTGCTGACGATGCCACCTGGAGAGATAACATCCTGCCAGGTCCTCATAAAGATACCAAAAAACCTGACGGATGGGGAAGAAGATATAAGGTAAGAATCATCGGTCTTCATGATCAAGGTGAAGAAGAGATTGATTCCAACGATCTGCCCTGGGCGCAGATAATGTATCCCGTGACTGGTGGTGGTGGTCAAACATCTGCATCTCAAACCTCTGCCTTAAGACAAGGTATGATGGTATTTGGTTTCTTCCTTGATGGACAAGAACAGCAGATACCAGTTATCATGGGTGTGCTTGGACATAACGTCCAGGTCCCACTATCTGCAAAGGTTGGTGACAATAGAGTTACTAATAATACTCCTGGTCCTCTTGCAACTAGTGGATATGCAGAGGGTAGAAATCCACCTCCAAATGTACCAGCTGAGGGTGGTCCTAATCCAGTTGTCCCTGATGATGATCTTAAGATTACCAAACCTAAATCAGAGGCACAGCAACAGGAAGAGGCAGAACCATCCCCTGGTGCTCAACTTAACAAGTATGGTTTAGATCCTAGTAAACCTCTTTCTAAAGAGCAATTTGCTGATATGCGAAGTGCAATTGCAGAGGCAGAGGCACTTGGATATGAAAAAGGTAGTGCAGAATATGAGGATCTAAAACAGAAAAGAGTTGCTGAGGGCATTCGCAACCGTAAGAAAGCAGCAAACTCTCCTGTTGCACCAGTTCAACCTGGACCCACACTTGAGGGTGTTGATGACGTAACTGTTATTTCTTCTGCCGATACAAAAAGAAATGATCATTACCGTCAGAAGAAGGTGATGTTGAGTGTTTGTAGTTTTCCACAATCAAACTCAAAAGGATTGCAGACAGTGCTTGACAATCTTGTCAAGAAAATAGAAAAATATGTTAACACATTTCAAAGTTATATTGATCAGGTATCAAACACGATAGAAGATATTCAGCAGGTTATGAAAAATGCTGCGTCTGAGATCGCTAAGTACATCAAACCTATGCTTGATAAAGTTATGGAGTTCGTGAGTAAGAAACTGAATGAAGGACTTACAACTGTGGTTGCTGCCCTTCCTTCCAGTTTGCGATATCAGTTTGCAGACATGAAAAAAATTCTGACTGAATTAATTCTTTGTATGTATAATAAAATAACTCAAAAACTTGATGGTTTAATTGGGGCAGTTCTTGACAAAGCACTTAATCTTGCTGGACTTGAAAATAAGGCAAAGGCAGCTGCTGCCAATTCAAACGGTGATGATGATTTATATCGAAGATTAGCACCTAAAGTTCCACCTTGTTATGCAGAGGACATTACAGCACAAGTCTTTTCCGTGGCAGCACCTGAAATCAACGAGGCAAACAATTCACTCGTTGAAAACCTTGACATTTTCTTAGATGACATTCAGAAACAACTTGCAGGTGTCAGTGGGGCACTTGATGGACTCATTAATAAGATTCCAAATATTTCTGGTAGTCTTACCGCAGCATTTGGATTTGAGAATATAAAAATGAATTTATTTGGTTGTGAATTAGAACCTAACTGTCCCGTTGATGATTACTATACTATTCAAGGTGGTGGTGCAGGTCAACCGGATGCTAAACTACCTAGTGATAAAGCAGTTGAGAACGCAGCAGCAGCACAAGATCCTGACGAGGTTGCCAAACCTAAAGATGATATTGGATATATTCAACCAACTAGCGGTCAGCAAGATACCAGACCTAGTGGATCTGATCCGATAAGTGCAGAACTTGATGCAGAACTTGAAAGATCTCGTGCGGGAGATAGATCCGGTCTGGATGACGCTCTCGAAATTTTAGGATAAATACCTTCATGAAGATTACCAAAGTATAATAAGGGAATGTCATTTAATATCTTCGGTGCTGCCACTATCTCTGATATCAAGGTCGGATATATTTCGACTGATAGAGGTTATGTTGATGGCATCAGCAGATATGAAGCTAATCAATATGCTGCTTTAAATCCTGGCACTCAGTTTATTTTTAAAAATAGAGATCTGATTAGATATCTTAACATTAATGAGGTAAATAAGTTAACAGTTGATGATCTCTTACCAAATAGAATACCTACAAACGGGTGTGATGAGGAGAGAAAAAATACTTTTGGATTAGATATTTACAATCCAGATGGATCCCTTAAACAAGACGCGACCGAAATTCCAGGCACTCCAAGAGTTTATATTAATGGTGGTGGAGGAGTAGGTGCAGCAGCGAATCCAGTCATCGGTTCAGATGGATCACTTCTTGCTGTTGACGTTGTAGAAGGTGGGTATGGATATAGATTTCCACCTCAAATTGATATCGTTGACCTTGAGGGACTAGGTTCTGGAGCGGTAGCTATAGCAAGTCTTTGTCCACCCGATAGAGTAGGGACACTTCAGACTTTTGAAAATGAAGAGGACTTTGAAGAGTATGATTTACAGACAGGTGCTCCTCCTACAGTCAGTTTTGGAAGAAGAGTTGGTGCTGATGGTGAGGATATTGGTGAGTGGGATCCATCTCTTTACGCATCTCTTAAAGTTGACCCAATAAAAAGAGAGATTATTGCATATCAAGCATTTTTAGATAGTATTAAAAATGGATGGTGGAATTCAAGAAAAGCAAGACCTATTGAAATTATTGCTAACGATAAGAAGGGTAATGTAAAATATGACGTTCAACACTGGGCATGGGGTGGTTCAAGAGAAGTAAATAAAATTGTCACTAAAAAAGAAAACTTTAGAGAAGTAGAGTTTAAAGTTTTTACTGCTGGTGGTCAAGACAGAGGTTTAATGTTCACCTTTGTTGAGAAGAATGGTGATCATAGATTTAAAATCAAAGCAGATAGTTTTCCAAATAAAGCTAAGGGTCAAAAGGTAAAAATAAAAGTAAAAGCAAACTCAGTTTACACCGTTAACGCTTCAGGAAGATTTAGAGGTAAAGGTGTAGAGCAGGGATTGTTGAAAAATTTTGGTGCAAATGCAAGAGAACTTGATAAGAAGTTTACTGACGGCACTAAAATATTTGCAGATTTCATAAAAAGTGCAAACGATAATGATGATCTACAGATTGAAGCAACCAGGGGTAAATTTAAATCAAAACAAATAAAAGGTTCAGGCAGAAGTACTTTTGAGTTAACCTATCAAGTTGTTGACTCTGGTGAATTTAATGTAAAAGAAAAAACTAAGGTTGTTAAAAAAATTGACGACTCCTTCATGAATAGTTTTGCAATCTCTCCAGTTCCACCATCTGATGTGCCTGGTAGTGATTTTGCAGGTATTCAATATTCATTCATTTATGAAGAAAACTTTCCATATGATGGTGAGTATATCTTTAAAGCGATGGCGGATAATATTGGTGAAGTATATGTTGACAACGAATCAATATTCCAGTTTAGAAAATTTATTGGTGGACCAGAGGTAATTAAAAAATATATTAGTGCGGGTGTTCATAAGATTAGATGTGATGTCTATAATATCCCACAAATAAAAAAGGTAAAAGTAGAGGATGTAAAGGGAGATCCTAAAATCATTAATTTTAAGATAACCACTGATGCAGATTTTGCAAATGGTATTAAAATTCCTGGATTAAACATCGATGTTAGTAAGAAATTTAAAGGAAAGCAATTAAAAAAATCTCTTACTCGTGATATTGAATATGGTGTCGAGTACGACGTTATCCTGACGAGTGGTGGAAAAGGCAGGATAAAATTAAGAACTGCCGGAACAAATGTACTTCAAATGGAGGAATCCAAAGATAATGATTGGCAAGATTTAGTGTGCCATGCAACTGGTGGTAGGTTTATTAAAATAAAAGGCAATAGATGTAAATTAATTTTTGATGCCCCGCTCAAAGTATCATCAATTTCTAACACATCTACAGGTGAAAAACCCAGATTAATTTTTAACACTCTTGACTACATCAATAAAGCAGACAGAAAACTTTATAGAATAAATCCGAATCCTGGAAAAGATTCTGACTTTTTAAACAGATTTGGTGTGCTGCCATTTAATCCTGCTGCAGTTGAGAAGGAAGAAGTTCTTGTTCCTGTCAAGTCACCACCTCAACCACCACCAAAGGCATCTATCGTAAGAGAAGGTGATAATCTTTTTCTAAAAGTTAAGGGCGGCGGGAGAGTCAAACTTGACTTTAGTTTAAAGGTCAAAGACAGTGTAAGCACCAGTGGTGTTTTCGCACGAGAGGTTATCATTAAAACTGATGATAATAATTTAAAACTTAAAAGGGATATTAGAGAATTATTTGATGACGAGAATGAAAGATATTATTCTGGTAAAAGTAGAGAATTTATTACCGGGTCAGGTGTTTTTACTGGTGGTAAGACTTATCCAATTAAACTCGTTGGAAGTAGTCCAACAACTGGTTTCAAAACAATTGATAAAACCACTGTTGGATTTGATGATAATATTAAAAATGGATATGACGAAAATGGATTACTTAGAATTACCAACGTAAAGATTCTTCAAGACTCTGATGTTAGATATGTAACTAAACAAAATGAAATTACTAAAGTTGTAAAAAGATATCCTCAGAAACCGAATGCTTCCACTGATTCATATGCGGGTATTCATGTTATAAGATGGGAAAATGTTGATTTTCCCGTAGATGGTAATTATAACATTACAACTATGGTAGATGATAATGCCACAATTTTTATTGGTAATCTTGATGGTGCTGGAAAGAAAGCGATTGGAAATGGATTAAGTAGTGTAGAAAAAGGTGGTGATGAAGTCATCATAGAAAAGAAAGGATTTGTACAAGGATCAAGCACCGGTAAGAGTATAGACACTAAATTTTTTAAAAAAGGAAAGTATAGAATTCGTGTAGAACTTGAGCAGATTCCAGGGAAACCTTTGGCAAAAGGTAATCCCATGGCATTTGCTATGAAGATTAAGTCTCCAGGTGATGAGGAAATTGAGGTAATATCCGCAAGGAGTTGGAATGAAAATCCCATGGGTATTGCACTTAAAATTGACCCACCTCTTCCTCCTATTCCACAAGAACCCGTACCAAGAGCACCAGGGAGATGTCCTAATAATCCCATCTGGTCTACCAGATTTCCAAATGGTGAGAAAAAATGGTGGCCAGTTACACACGCTAATAGTGATGGAACAAAAACTTGGTCGCAGTTTATGAATCGTTTTGCCACTTCACCTATCCCGCCTCTCAGCACAAAGGGGACGGCAGGTGGTGGCGTCATTTATTCAAACTCTTGGAATGTTGAAGTTCCTTATGATGGTTTCTATGGCATGAAGGGAACTGTTGATAATGGAGGAAGAGTATTAGTTGATGGTAAAGTAATTCTTCAAGGTGGTTATTTTACTGGTGCAGCATTTGCAGGTCCTAGAACTTTAGAGGGTTTCGGTTCTGAAACTCCTCAAACTGTCAAGTTCCCTCTAACTCAGGGTAATCATACTATCACAGTTGAAGTTGAGAATGCAGCACAAACTAAACAGAAGAGAATTAAGAAAACTATATTCAATACTGCTGACTGGGCAGTAGAACGAGCAGTTCCTATAACAAAAAATTTAAGTTATGATGTCGTCTATATTGATCTCCATCCTAGAAATAAAAAACTAAAAGTTAGTGATGACAGAAAATCTGTTTTTATGGTTGATGGAGATGGAAATGATACAAATGCAACTTTAACAATCATGTCTGGTGATGCTACCTTCTCTCAAAATGGAAGAAAAATCTCAGGTAAAGGAGTCATTAAAGCAAGACTTAACTGGAAAGATAAACCAAATGTAAACGGTATTGCTGTTGCAGGAGTGACCATTAATGGTGTAACACTTTCAAGATCCACAGTATCAATCACTAAACAAAAAACGTTTCCAATTGTTTATGAGGATTTAAATCCATCAAATGAGTCCATTAGAGTTGTAAAAAATGGTAAAAAAATAGAACTCAAAGATGGTAAAGGTAGTGGTGCTAATGTTGAGTTTGAAATCTTAGCACCTTCTCCAGGGGTAACCGCTAAATTTTCTGATGATGGTAGAAACCTTATTGTCAAAGGAGAAGGTGATATCCCTATTCAGATTAAATATGATGACAATCCAGGTTATGCTGGTGAAGCTGTGCGTTCAATTACTATTAATGGCACAAAGTGGATAAAAAAAAGAACCGAGTTTGGTGAAGAAATTAAAACTATAAGGAATAAAAAAAATACTATCAATCAACTTTCTAGATCGGGAAGAGACACAAAAAATATTAACCTTGGTGTTAAAAATGTTTCAGGAAGAGGTTTGAGTGGAGGCACTATAAAAAGAGGTGTAAGTTATTCGGGACCAGAATTAGCGTCTTATAGAACTGGTTCACTTGGTCCATTTATTACTCCAAGGTATGAAAATGATCAAGATTATCTTGCAAACTTTAATGGAACTACCTGGATAATGAAATGGACAAATGTTGATTTCCCAGTAAGTGGTAGATATAGAATTAGATCTGAGGCGGATGATATTCTTGAGGTAAAGATTGATGGTGAAGTTGTTTCAGTAGTAAAAACTTTTGAAGGCGTGCGAGAATTTTTCTTTAATGCCTCTGAGGGTAAGAGAACTATCGAGATGGAACTCACCAATCTTGATTTTCAACGACCATTTGAAATAAATCCAACTGTTTTTAATGCAATTATTGATATTGACGCAGAGATTTCTGTTCCAGCAGAGAGACCCTGGAGAGTCAATCCAGTGGGAATCTCTGCTATTCTCATTCCACCACCATGTCCACTTGAAACTAAGGGACTTGGAAAATTGTGTGAAATTTTTCCAATTGAACCAGGAAATGGATATTCACCACCCTCTGGACCAGGATATCCTGCGGTGCTTGAAATTATCGGATTAGAACCTGTCAATCCAGGTATAAATTATGGTTCTGGTGATGTTATTCTCATTACTGGTGGTGATGCACCAATTGTCACAGTTCCACCAAACCTGGGAACATTTGGTACTAATTTACCAGTTGATACTCCACCTATAATTGTTACGACATATCCAAACATTTCTCAACCATCACCTACAGGTGTGAATGCAAGATTTAGACCGATCATTAGAGTTCGTAGAGATCCTCTTGATGTTGAACCTGAGGATATCCTACAGGTAACAGACCTGGTTGGTCTGAAAAGAACTGGTTATGTCGGTGGTCGTGAATACTTTGGTGCTGTCTTCTATAAAGATGGTGTTCGATTCGCTGGATATTATGAAACTACTGGACAACTCATACAAGTTTATGATACACTACAGGAGAGCATCGATGGTGAGGTTACCACTAGACCTTCCGCAATCCTCAGACAGGGTACGGACATAACTAGTAACGATCCTAGACTTAACATTCCAGGAACACCTGAAAATCTAACGTAATATGGCAACTCACACAAATCAAAATAAAGATCCAAAGGGTGCTGATGGAGGTGGTACAGCACACACTAATTACACGGGTCAACGTCTTGGTAATGATCATGGAAACATTAAGTTTGGTCATATTCATAAAGATGCTGGAACAACTTCTGGTGTTCTGCTTGAGACCACAGATTCATTACATCACATCACATTAGACAAAGCAGGAGAAAGAAAGGGACACACAATCTCTGTGTCCCCTGGCGATACTGTTATTGAAGCAGGTGAGAAGAATACCGTTGATCAAACTACAAT